CCTTCTTCAGCACCTTTTAAATCTTTATTTTCATCACCTCCAAAACCAAATATTTTAGCAACAAATTTAAAAGCTTTAAATAGACCAAATATAACAGCAGCTAATCCTGCTGCCGCTAATATATAAGGTAACATAGGTACTAATAATCCAAAAAATCCCATAGTAAGTAATCTAGCACCTTTTAATAATCCACCAAATACTTGCCCTACACCTTTTATAGTAGAACTTAATTGTTTAAATGCTTCAATTGGTGCCATAAGTGTTTGAGTAAAAGTCATCATAGGGCCTCTTAATAATTCTGGCCCTCTTTCGCCTTTTAAAAATTCACCAGTCGCTTGTAGTCCGCCTCTAATACCAGTAGGCTTTCTTTCATTAAAACTTAAACTTGTTTTATCTTTATTTAATTTTTCTTCTCTTTTTATTATTTCATTACGTAAATCTATTAATCTTTTATTATCTTTTGATTGTATTGTTTCACCTTTTTGTAATTGCTTTTGTTCTTTATCTAATCTTTTTTTATCTTCTATTATTCTTATTTCTTCTTCTCTTATTCTTTTAAATTCTTTTTTAGTTTCGTTATTAGTTAATATCTTTAATTCTCTTTCTTTTGTAATTTGATTATCAACTATTTTTGTGTAAATACCTTTTTCTTTTAAGATCTCTTGTTCAGTTTCTAATTCTACTTCTCTTTTCTCTCTTTCAGCTTTTCTTTTTTCCATTATCGAACTTAATTTATCAATACTATTTGATAATGTGCTGCTAAAATTTCTTAAATCAATACCTAACTTCTTTTGTAAATCTTCAATAATATCTAATGCCTTTTCCTTGTCTTTATCCTCCATAGACTTCAATAATTCACCAACTTGTAATATGTCTTTATTAATGTCTGGAGCTATTGCTGCTACCGAAGCTTTAACTGATAAATCTATACTTTGAGCAATTGTTTTTTCCAAACTAGATAAAGACTCAGCAATCTGTGTTTGAGATAATTTTTCACCACCAATTTCTTTTAATGATTGTAAAAATTCTGATTTTTGTTTTTCTACTGCCTGTTCTGATTTAAACTGTTGAACGGCTGATTCATCATCATCGCCTATTAGGCCTTCAGACTCAAACTTTTTAGATTCTTTTTGGCCTGGTTCTCTACCTAAGGCCAACATCAGATTGTCTTTATCTTCAGCCATCTTATCCTATTTCTTCGTCTATTTTAATTTTTTGTTGAACTATTTTTTTATCTTCAATCTTTTCTTGTGTTCTACCATATGCCGATATACCTAATACAGCGCCCATAGCTATATGAAAGAAACCAGCACCTTGTAAAGTTAATGGATTCCATTGTGTAAACACAACTGTTTTTAAATATGTTGCTTGTGCAAAATTCCATAAAATTGGAAATATAACAAAATCAAAAGCACAAACGGCCAGATATAACCAACCCATAGCAGGTCGCCATTTATTATTAAAACCTGTTTCTTTATTTTCTACACTCATTGTTTCTCCCTTGCTCTTCTATCGTTTTCTTCTTTAATGTAATTAACTAACATTTGAACGTAAATATCACGCTCCCACGGTATCATATTTTCAATCTCACTTAATGAATATTTATGATGTTGAACTAAAGCAAAATTAGTTTCGTATAAGGCCTCTAGGGTATTGTGGGTGAGGCCTATACGAAAAAATCTTGTAACCCCTCAAAGGTAATTTTACTCTTAACCTTTGTTTTTGGGTTTTCTACTTCAACTTCTTGCTTCAATCTAGGTAAAGTATCAAAAAACTTCTTAATAGACGTAAACGCTTCTTGTGGTAAGTTTTCTAAAAACTCTTTCATTTCTTCTTTAGTAACATCTTTTGATGGATATATTTTTTCGCCTTCGAAGATATGGTCAACACATTCAATTAAAACCGAAAAGATCGATTCAAAATTTTTAGTATTAACTTCTTCGCCCACTATACCCATAGATCCTACTGTGTATGTTGAAAGAGTAGGATATTTTAGAACTAAACCTAAGTTTCTTTTTTTGTCTATTAATATTTTATTTGTATGTTCTTCATTAACGTGAACTTCTACTTTAGTTAAATCTACATTAACTTCAGTATAAGTTTTACCATCATCAGGACATATAACTTTAAAATTAGCAATTTCACCTATAGATTTTGCTCTAATGTTTAAAAATATATATTCTATATCAAATAATGGTAATGAATCTATTTTTAAAGTATTAAATGTACAAGCGTCAACTATTTCTTTTAAAGCATTGACCATTTGTTTATTATCTTTTGATTCTAAAGCTATGTACAATATTTTTTCTTCTTTAACTAAAAAAGGCCTGTATTTAACCTTTTTATCTGTGGATGGTAATGTCAATTCATAACTTGGGACATCAACTCTTGGTAACACCATAATTTACTCCTTTTTATATTATATATTAAGTGGTGGGAAATTACCAAATGGAGGAAATACTCGACCACCTGTAATACCACCGATTGGTATTCTTCTTTTTAATCCTTCTAATACTTCTGTACCAGCTCTTCTTAATTCTGGCGGTAATTTATTTATGAAACTACCAAAAGCACCATATTTACTCTTAACTGTAACATCAGCAAAGTTAGGACTACCTAATGCTATATTGCCTGATCTATCAATAAAGTAATTAATCCAATATCTGAAATCAAAAGTAACATTAAATGTTTGTGCATCATTAACATCTGCTGAATATTCAACAGCACTAATTGTTTTTGGGTAAACATCAAACAATTTAATAGCGTAAGTTACATCATCTCTTTCATTTCTGCTTTCAAAACTTCCTAATTGAAATATATTGCAATCAGAAACATAGTTATCATAAAAATTATAATTGTGTGAACTTGTGCTAAATGCTGAATTTTGCCATACTTCAAAGTATGATCTTTCTCTCATAAATTTATCTGTATAGAACGTAGCAGTAATAGGTGATGATTTGTAGTCATATACAAATTTACGAGATGGCCCATTATGTTTAATCTCTTTAGTTTGAGCATCTCTATCTGGCATACTAATAGAACGACAAAATGCTTGAACTCTTTTAGCATTGGCTTGTTGAACTGCTAATAATTCTGATTGACTTCTAAATGTTTGTTGTAATTCAGTGGCAGCATTAGATAATTGATTTCCTTCTAAAAACTCTATTTGTGGATTGTTACCATTATTATTTAAAGCACTTAATGGTATACCTTTTGGTAAATTAAATTCAACATAAAATCTGGCTTTACGAGCAAATCCTTCTGCTTCGTTTACATATGATTGATAACGACCTATTGTAGTAGCTGGGTTACCACCTGCTTTTTGTTTAAATCTAGGATCATTTTCTACATTATCTAAAGAACGATCACGAGGAATACCTAATCTTACATCAAACCCACCAATTCTTTTACCCGCTCTTAATATGGCCATTATGTTGAACTCCTTGATGCTGAATATACACTAGCAGCAGAACGTTTTTGGAACTGTTGAACTGGTAAGTAAACAGCAATAGCTGCTTGCGTTAAATCTATTTTAAGAAAACTTGATCTCACGTGTTTATACAAATACTTTTTAATAGTTGGTTTAACAAGTGGTATATTTTTAACTCTTGACCAACTAACATCAAATCTTGTTGTTGAATCCATTTTGTTATTTGTAGCGTATCTTTGCATTTGTTCTAGTAATCTAAATCTTAATTGTGGTGGCAAATAGTGAAAGTTTAATCCACTAAAACCTCCTGGTATTGCCTCTAAAGGTAATACTAATGGAAAAGTATCATAATAAGGTAAAGTCTTTTTATATTTTGGATCATAAAAAAACAAATTTAATAATCCTATATTAGGTCGGCCTGTTAATTGGCCTTGTCTCATCAATTTACCAGCTGTTATTCTATCTGCTACCGAAGCAACAGCATTACGATACCAACTTGCTGATTTTTTTGTGTCCCCTTGTTTACTAACTAGGGTATCTAATATACTTGCCATTTACTATATTTATGTTAGTTATAGACACCTATGTCTTTTTCAGTGAAGATTTTAAACTCTAAATCATTACCCTCACAATAGGTTTTGGCCGCTGTCCACTTGGCCTGATTTTTAAGATATTCTAACTGTTCACGTATAAAGTACTTGCTTTGCTTCTTAGGTGCTTTTGGTGGGAAACATTGTTTATATGGTTTAATCTCAACCATATATTTCTTGCCTGTTTTTAATTTAAAGATAAAGTCTGGAAAGTATCTATGAATACGATAATCTATTGGTGAACGATAAACTATAGGCACTTCTTCACTTGCCCAAAATTCAATAGCATCATTTTTATCCAAATAAACCATCATACGTCTTTCCAATAGTGAACGATATACTATTCTATTTGGATCACCAATGTATTTCTTAGGGTGGGTGGGTTTATATATTCCTTTATAACTTGCTCTCATATCACATATAAATATTACTATTAATCATATAAGGTATTTATCGTGTTAGGAAAGATAGCTTCCATAGTACAACAGAACTTAGGCAATTTATCAGGTGGGGTTTCAGGATTGGTTGACAGTGTAAAAAACAGTGCTCAAACAAATGCAGCCGCTGCTAAGATATTAAATAAATCGCCATTAGAAATTTCAGATACTTCACCTACACAACATCTAAAACAAAATCCATACGAATATGGAACAGTTTATTATCCATCAGACGTATCAAATCTAGGCACTGGCCATTATATGATATTTGATATAGTAATGAACAAACATTCAACATTTCAAAATTCATCTTTTTCTGGCAATAAAATAAATGTAAACAAAGCAAACAAAGTTGGTGAAAATAGATTAGAAACTTTTGGTAAAAAAGTAGGTGTTGTTGGTTTACAAGACAAAGCAAGTAGAATTACACAAATAAAAGAAAATGGTATTTCATCAGATAGATTGACTAAGGTTAGCTCAGGATTAAATGCTAAAAATCCTACACACACTTATGTATCAGATTCAATTATACTTTATACACCACCACAAGTTAAAACAACTTACGCTACTAATTATGACCAAGCAGAAACAGGTATAGCTGCTGGATTTATGGGTGTAAAAAGTTTTGGAGATGCTTTAAAAGCATTTGGTGGAGGTGGAGGTGCATTAGGATTAGAAGCATTGAATGCTGTAACATCTTTAATACCTGGCGGTGGTGATGCTAAGGCTGTATTTACAAAAACAACAGGCAGAGCAATTAATCCCAATATAGAAATGGTATTTAAATCTGTACCTATGAGAGAATTTACATTTACATATGAATTTTCTCCAAGAAATCAAAAAGAATTAGATAGTATAACTAAAATAATTAATCTATTTAAATTTCATATGCAACCTGAATTAGGTTTAACAAACTTTTTTGTTGTACCATCAGAATTTCAAATAACATATATGTACCTTGAAAACAGAAACTCATACATTCCTAAAATATCTAGGTGTGTATTAAAAAATTTAGAATTAGACCAATCACCAGAAGGAGTGTTTACAACTTTTGCTGCTGATGAAAAAGGTGCTGCTCCCGTATTAAGTAAAATGACATTAACATTTGCTGAAACAGAAATTATGACTAAACAAAAAATTGCTGAAGGCTTCTAATGTACTTTTCATATTTTCCAAAAGGTTATTACGATCTAAAAAATGATGGTAACTTAAAACTAGTTACTGATCTAATGCGTAGAGTAAAAATTAGATCAAAAATACTTGACGAGGTTAGTTTATATGATCTATATGACGTACAAGATGGTGATAGTCCAGAAACTATAGCATTTAAACATTTTGGTGATAGTAAATTACATTGGGTTATATTATTAACAAACAATATCAGTGATAGATATTATGATTGGCCATTATCAACAAATGAATTTGAAAATTATTTAATAGAAAAATATACAAATCCAGATGGCATACATCATTACGAAATTGCTCAATCAAGTGGCCCAATAACATCATCAGACAATTCACATTTAATAGAAGTTTACAGCACAACACCAGGAGCTTCTTCAGTATCTAATAGAGAATATGAAGAAAGAATACAAAACGTTAAAAGACAAATTAGATTATTAAACACAGCATATCTAAATATTTTTATAGAGGAATTTCAAGGATTAATTGGTGAGTAATTATGTATAGCTCAATTGATACAACGGCTTTAAAAAGACCTGGCGATTTTATATTATCTGAAGTAATATTAACTTCTTACCAAAGTGAAGGCAACAATTCAATACCCAAAAAAATATCTGTATCAACTCTTGTAACTGAATTAAACATTTACGAAAGCATACACAATAAAACATTATCAGGCAGTCTAGTATTAATAGACGCTCAGAACGTTGTTGCTGCTTTACCTTTAACAGGATTTGAAAGATTAGAATTTAAATTATTTACACCATCAATATCCAGAGGTTTTGATTTTACAGAAAAATCAGGCCACCCAATGTACATATATCGTATAGGCCAAAGACAAGGTATGAATCCTAGAGTGCAAACTTATATTCTATACTTTGCTAGTAAAGAAATGCTACGTAATGAACAAGTAAAAGTAAGCAAAGCCTATACAGGACAAATATCAAATATCATTACAGATATTTTAAGAGATCCTGATTCATTAGATACAGAAAAGGACGTATTCGTGGAAGAAACAAAAGGTATACACAAATATGTAATGCCTTTAGAAAGACCATTAGATGCCATTGAAACATTATCATTAGAGGCAAGAAGTAAAAAATACCATAATCCTGGAATGCAATTATATGAAACATCTTTTGGTTTTAATTTTAAATCAATGGAGAGTATGTTGGCCATTACAGATTCACAGGCAAGACCTGTTGTTGCTCGTTTTGAACCAAAGCCTGCCAGTATTCGTATAGATGGTAATAGAGACATAATACAAGAAATGAAGATTGCTTCAGCATTTACAATTAAAGATCAATACAACACATTAAAGAATTTAAGAAACGGAGTATTTGCCAGCCTCATTACTCAATATGATGCTTTTAATAAAACACATAAAGATATTATATTTGATTACAATAAAGAATATGAACTGGCCAATCACACTGAACACAGTGCTGATGGTGGTAGAACTGATAACAAAGGTATATTGCCTTTAGTGAATATGGGTGGTAAATTAATGTCCGATTATAACCAAGGCGTACAATATTTAAGATCAGATACATCCAATATTCACAATGATATTGAAACATCACCTACAAGTGAAATAGTGCCAAGAAGATTATCTTCTAAATTGGCCTTTGAAACATTTAAATTAGAACTTACTGTACCAGGATTTACTGGCCTATCAGCAGGAGAACTGATTGCCTTTGATATGCCAAGTTATACGTCAGTCAGTGATACCAACCCATTAGACCACGATCCTTATATGTCAGGTCGCTATCTTATCAGTGGTATAAGACAC